AATAAATTTACGGATGGTGTTTAGAAAATGCCAAATACCTCCGATATGTTTACCTTCATGATAATAATCTTTAACTCCGTGAAAACCAATTTTCAGTAGATTGTTCGCATCTATTATAAGTGTTTTGGTCACTCTTTATTTTCATTTAAGGGTTCTAAAATCTTGTTTCCTTTTTTAATATATTCTTTCAATAGTTTATTAACTAAGGAAGAAAGGTTAATTGACTTCTCTTTAAAATAATTAGGCAATTCCGGGTCTACGGAAACTCCAATCTTTATTTTTTTTTCTTTCTCATCAATTTTTTTTCTTCCCATATTAATAAATATCTAATAAATTATAAAAAGTATAAATATTATAACTTTTTTTACTCATTATCTTCTTTTTCCTCTTTTAAAACAAAGTCACCATCAGTTCCAATAATTTCTTTCCAATAATCAGCGTATTCTTTCTTATATTTTTCTATATTTGTTTTTTCCTCTGTTGCATCTTTACCTGCGATAAATCCATGTGGTGTTACTATTATTTTACCATCATCATATCCAAGACCATTAATATGATTCTTCATAACAGAAACTTTTGTTCTTGATGCAAATTTAATTGTTCTTTTATCTTTAGTTGCTGTAATTTTAGTTGTACCAGCACCTTTTTGATTACCAAATAAGAATACCAATGATGAGTTTAACCAAATCGCTTCACCACCTTTAGCCTTAATTTTAGGTTGACCAAACGGATTATCAGGTAACTCAACCCAAGGTTGGTTTACAATAATTAAAGTATTTTCATATTTAGATTCTGCTTTACGTGAACCTGATATACGTTGATTAATACCCATACCTATTTTATCCGCCAAAGCTGCAGCATTATGTTGTTTTCCACCTCGACCCTCATATGTCATTTTACAAGGAACTGAACCAACAGAATCCCAAAGAAATAACAAACTATAATCTAATTCACCTTTCTCTTGAGCATCTAACATTGAATTAATATAATCTGTAATTTGTTCGATATAATCAAAATTATTGTTGAATAGATAAAAACCATCCCAATCAACCTCTCCTGTTGATTCATCAACTACTTGTTCACATTCAAATCCCATTAATTTAGCATGGTCAAAAGACCATTTCTGTTCTGTAATAATAAAAACAGGTAAAATACCCTTCTTCTGAGCATCTACCGCAGTTTTAACTAATGCCGTTGTCTTACCCGTATCACTATGTCCTAAAAACATATTAATGTGCCCAATTGCAGGACCAGGTAATCCTACCGCATCCAAAAACTCAGAACCTAAATCAAAAAATCTTTGTTGTTTATATTTTGCAGATGTTGAAAACTTATCTTTAAGTGATTTAAAATCATTCTTTTTAATTGCCATATATTTTTATTTAATTTGTTCGTAATAATTATCGTTAAATTTTGGGTATAAATCAATATCACCCCCATTTTTTTCTGATAATTTATCTACCCATTTATTAACTTTCTCTTGAGGGATATCACCCATACCTGAAACGTGATAAGTAGACATACCCCACCTATAAATCATAGTGGGGTTGTCTTTTGATTCATGTATTTTTCCATTAAATTTAAATGTTATGTCGTAGTCCTCACCAAAACTTTTTTCAGGAAATACAATTCTATTAATGTATTTTTTGGTATAAACATTTCCGTTATTAACATTACCCTTAATATCAACAAATTTATTATTTTCAAAGTAATAATGACTACTTCGTCTATAAATTTCGTAGTTTGGGTTTTCTTTAATTTGTTTTTCTACTAATTCTAATGCGTTTGGTGCTAATAAGTCATCATCATCTAATCTGTAGATATAATCAAAGTTACATTGATTAAATCCGTATTTCAACTTTTGTGAAATATTATCAATTTTTTCATTTAAATTGAAACATCTAATATTTGGATGTATAATCCTGTATTTGACTTTTGGGTCATCATTAATTATGACCATCTCACCATCATCATAATTCTGTTCTAAAAATGAAAATATACATTCCTCAAGTAGTGTTTTTCTACCGTAAGTTAAAGTAAGAACAGAAATCATATATTAGTTATATTTGTAAAATTTCTCTAAATTTTCTAATTTATCATTAGCATTTGCAATTTTTTCAACCAGTTTATCCATCTCCTCTATATGTTGTGGATGTTCACCTATACCTACAGGATTTGTGAAATAAACTAATAATGATGCTTCAGCGTCAGCCGCATCTGCCTGATATTTTAAACGTAACGCATTGTAAAGTTTTTCGGAAATATTTGTTTTTTTGTCCATGTTTAATGTATTTTTTTGTTAAAAAAAAAGAGCTTGGACATTTTGTCTATGTTAATGTCCAAGCTCAGTTAATAAAATTAGAATGGCATGTCTTCATCAGGTTCTGACTCAGACTGTGGGTCTGTATAAGCTTTTGATTTACCACCAAAAGTATCTTCATTTGAATCCGAGTTACCGTATACATATCCACCTTTTTCACTATCCCATTTTGGTGTTTCACCACGAGCGATAGCTTCAAGATATTCTACAGGTTTTTTAGAGTAAACATCTTCCCAAGTTAATTCATCCTCAATCCATGTTTTTGCGGTATCTTCATCTTCATGAAGTGTTGCTGGGTCATCATACATAACTGTTTGAATAACTGTATATACCGAACCTGTTGGTGTTTTAGCTTTGGTTAATTCTAAAATAATATCACGTCCTTTTTGAGGGTCTGTAACATCACCTTTCGCTCTGAAAATAGGGATGATTTTGTCAAGAATACCCTCGTTTTTATAATTGTGTTTAAAACGCCAGAATTTAACACCATCCTGTTCTGCATCTCTATCAACAACTTTTACAATATAAAACTTACGAGGTTTATACTGTGCGGCAAGTTTCTTATCAGATTCTTTACCTGTTGACATAAGTTCTTCATGAACCTCACTTAATGGTGAACGTTCATTATCGTTCTTACCCGGGTCATAAAACTTTAGCCATTTACCGTCCACTTGAATTTCGTGGAACCAAACTTCTTTAAACGGAGAAGAACCGTCTTTGGTTGGTAGAATTCTCAACCTTTTTTGTCCTTGTTTTTCTTTATCGCTAAGGATTGCTGCGAAGTATTTTTTCATCCTTTCGTCCTGAGACATTTTTGAGGTGGATGTACCCTGTTGTGATTTTTCGTACTGTGATAGTACTGCGTCTAAACTGTTTGTCGCCATAGTTAAAATATTTAATTGTTTATGTAAGTATAAGTGTCAGCCGTGAGTTTGTCAAATAAATTTTTAAAAAAAAATTACTTGATTTGTGTAAATTGGTTGTCTGTATCTTCAAAACTTCTGAAACTTTTTTTAATGTCAGAAGGAGAATAGTTTTCAACCTCATCTTGGGTTAAGATGTATTCATTTTTTCCTGTTTTTTCAAAATCCTCTTGTTTGTCTTGAAAAAAATCTGAAAGTTTTTGATTAAATGGTCCTGAATCAATAGTTCTTAAATCCATTTTTTCTTGAGCGGATTTTGGTCTATATTTTTCTACTTTTGATTCTAAATCATTCAATTTATTAACAATAGAGTCCATTTCACCCAATTTCGTTTCTAAAGTGTTTAGATGTTGAAATAAACTTTCAAAATAATCTTCTTGTTTCTTTTCAACACTTTTTTGAGATTTAACTAATTCTGTTACATCAATTTCTTCTACTTTATTTTTTTCTTCACCAACTTTCTCGACATCAGGGTCTGCAGCAATATCCACAGGAGTCGCACCTGTTACTGGTGGAGTCGGAGGTGTTGCACCCATTTCAGGTGCAGGAGGAACATCTCCAGCCGGAGGTGGAGGTAATGTTGCTTCTTGTTCTGTAATATATTTGTTAATAGAATTATATCTATTTAATTCTTTAATAATTTTTTTATCAATTGCCATAATGTTATCCGTTTAATAATTGTTTTACACCAGTTAATGTTTCAACTTGGATTTTTTTATTTGTTTTCATTGTATTGTCAACTCTCTCAATTAAACCATCTTTCATTCTAACAATATAACATTCACCAGTATCTAAATCACATACTTGTTTAGAACCGTCACCCATATCTTTTTCAGTAACTTTAGTATTTTTACCTAAATAACTATCTAATAATAATTTTGTACTCATAAAATTCTTTTTATATAAATATCATTATTGTTACAAAAAAATCAGTATTTAACCTCTATTTGTTGAAGAATTAAATATATTAATAGATTCTTGAACAATACTTATAATATTAGACTTATCAGTTTGTGATAATGTATTAAATGGTGGTTTACCTGATGCACTTTGATTATTAACTAAGAATTCTGATATTTGTGTTGCGTTTATTTCACTAATAGAAGACATTCTCTGTGACCACCAATCATAAAGAAAATCAATATTATCATCCAAGTTATCAAAAAACACATAAGGAGTGTTATTAGAGGAACAATAATAGTTATTTTTAAAATATTTTGATTTAGGACCCCAATCACTATTAATTGGAATACCCGCAAAATTATTTGCTTTATTTTGTAAAGTTTCACCATTTTTACTTGCAACATAAAATCTACTGAATATCACATATCTTAATTTTTCATCAGTAACTCTTTGTACAATTCTATTAGTAACCTCAGTTATGTTAATTGTTGTTGTAGTAGGAGTTTGTATAGTATATTTTTCATATCTCTTATTCGGAATACACGATTGATTTAAATTTGTTGTATTTGAATCATTATTTGTTAAATTATTAACTGTTGATGTATTCTGTGATATGACATTATTTGTTGTTGTCACCGTAGTAGCTTTTGACCTTTCTTGTTTATCTTTCTCTAATATTGATTGTAATAGATTGGTTTTCAAAGATTGAATAAAACTATCAATTTTTGGTAATGAATAAACAGGTTGTCTAACACCCTCAAATACTGTTTCAAAATTACCGGGTGTTATTGTATGGTTAACCCTTAAAATCATATAAGGGCCACTAAACATAGGTACATATCGTAAATTAAAATACATTGTTGGTTGAATTAAGGCATTACCCATCATAGATACCGTACAATTATAACTTCTATTTTTATATAAGTTATATAATGAAGCGCTTTGTGACGCTCCCCCTCTATTACCACCCTGATTCGCCATCTGATTCAAAATCTCTAATGATTCAGATGTTGGAGTACCAGGTCTTTGGTCTACAAAGAAACCATAAAACATTGATTGATTTTGAGGTCCAATATCAACATTAAAACCAACTACTTTATTTGATTTATCCCAATCATTTTTACCTGTTTGTTCTTCAAGTAAAGGATTATCACTCGCTCTTCTTAAATCAAAAGCGTCATTATTGAATCTATAATCAATATTATTAATCGCCAAATGTTCACTAGGTTTTGATGCGTAAAAACATACCATTTTAGAAGATGAATCTCGATAATCAACATTCATGTGTGTTCCAAATAATGTATTCGCAACTTCTAAAGAACCATCAGGTTTGGGTTTTGGGTCTTTTACGGCATCTTGAACATTATAAAAATTAACATATGATGGAATATTATAGATTACAAAATTATTTTCTTGAATAATCGATTGTACCATAGAAAGCATTGACGCTTTTTCAGGTATGTTCAATAATCTATTTCTTAATTTGAATACATCCACTAAAATCTTATCTCCAATATTTCTACTAGCTCTATCCAATAATAATACATCTTCAAATAATGTTTTATTAGTAAAATCGTTTCCTGATATCCATCTATCATTAATCGCTTTAAAAGATTCCCATAACTCAATTTTTGTTTGTGGACCTTCTAAATTAGATACCGCTCTCTCAGTTGTAGTTTCTACTTTTGGTAATCCATTCTTTCCCTGTAATTTTATGAAAAGATTGTCAGATATTTTTGATTGGAACTTGTCCGATTTAATTAAGTACTCATTCATCAAATTGATGAATTTTGTTCTATTCATTGTACTATCCCCCAATTTCTGAGTTGCATACATTTTAATAATTGGTGCAAAATTTACAACATCAGATTCAGTAAAAGAGATATTATTATCTATAAAGAAATCTGTTATATATGAACCCGAATTTTTATAAGATAATTCAAATATTTCAGAAAATCCAACATAAGTTTCCAAAGCTTTCCAAGCATCAGGATTATCCGCCTTAGATTGTGCAACTGTTTTTGCTGGTGGTAATTCATTAGGTGTTTTAATAACATAAGAATCTAACGTATACGGGTCAGCAATAAATTTAGTTGAAAAACTATAGAACAATTTTTTATCGAAGCCTGATGGATTACCATTTTTAATAACCACATCATATTCCATAAATCCTTTTAGTACATCAATAAACTGAGCAACCTGTCTATTTTGAATATTTTCAACAATATTAGTTCCATTATTGCCACTTGGTTTAGGTATTTTCATTAAGTCTCTAAACAACATTTGGAAATTGAAATATCTTGTTTGACTCTGTAAAATATCTTTCGGTAATAAGGATGTATCTATATCATATATGGACTTAGAAAAATTTAAAAACTCAGTTTCAAAACTGTCTAACACATTTTTCTCAAACACTGAGAATATTTCACTCATTTTTGAATAGTCGGAACTAACTCCATTAATTGAAAAATTCTCTTGTTTTGATGAACCTGAGAAAATTTCTTTCATATAATCATAAGGTGTTGGTTTAACAACCTTATTGACATCAAAATACCCGTAATTAGGTGAAGACCAAAATAATCTTACAGCACCATTATGCACAGCAGTGTTACCAGTCACTTCAATTTTCATTTTATTTGGTACAACACTATTTGGTTCAAAACATTCCCAAAGTGTTTGGTTTGTAAGTGAGCCATGTGACGGCATGATATATGAATACAAATTATCAAAAGTATTAACATACACAGACCAAGGAATTACTCTTAAATCTCTCAGAGGTTGATTAGTGTCAAATCCGTCTTTTTGGTCTATAATTGCATTACTAACATAATTTAAAGTTAATCCTGAACTAAACCCATTTTGAACTGCGGTATCAGTATATCCCGAGAATATATAATACCCTTGATAAAATAAGTTAAAATCATTAATTAATTGGGGATAAAACCCAACGTTTATTAATGAAGAAGTTTCTCCTGTAGGTACACCTATTTGAGTATTTTTTTCCAATATGATATCAACAGGAGAACCATTAATTGTTAAAAAATATGTTCTACTCGGTGAATTTGTTAATGGGTCATAATTGTTAACATAACTAAATCCTGACCAAGATGAATTTATAATATCTTCACCTGTTTCAGCATATTTTTTATATCTGTGATATACCGAACCAATTTTTAATACCCATGCGTAAGGTAATTTATGAACAGCACCATATTTTCTAAGAACCGCAAAAATATAATCTAAATCATTAACTGACTCTTGATTCCCTTGGACTGAATGAGTTTTAAATTTTTCTCTTAATGTTGATAGTGGTAAACTATTCAAAAACAAATACGCAGAAGCGACAAAAGGATTTGGGTTATAATCTTGAAACAATTTAACACCATTCTGTATTGAATTTACAAAATAAGGTGTATTCAATATTGATGTTGTTTGTTCCGCATTAACAAATCCACTATAATTAGTATAATTTAAATTACCTTCCGTTGGTAGTTGTTTATCATATGTTTGACTTCTTTGAATATAAAAGTTTTTAATGTTGTTATTCGTATACTCAGAAGAATTTGGTGTTGTCCCTTCTAAATAATTAAAACTACTGACAGGTCTTTTTTGTGTTTGTTTTGTGACATCAACAAAAGAACTTATTATCTTTTTATTAGTATCAAAATTTAACGTTTTTGTCGTATTGTATGAGTCTTTAGCTAAACTTATTTGTGTTCCATTAGCCAAATATTTTTTATCCCATTTTAAATTAGTGAAGGGATATAAATCAGTTAAATCAAAATTATTGGAATTGGTTGAGCCTGTTAAATACTCCACCAATTTTTCTTCATTTGGTATTGAAACTAATGGTTGTGTTATAGAATCAAATAGTAAAACCGAATTATATATTTTGAAACTATCGTTGTTAACAAGATTTTTAATGTATGAAGTATTAAAAATTCCTCTAATTAAATTCTGCCAACTTTCACCAGTACCTTCATTAGAAAAATGACGTAAAATAATCTCAAAATTAGTACCATTAAAATTGTTTTGTTGTAATTTTTGAATTAAAAATGGATTATCGTTTGATAAACTAATTACAATATTGTTTTTTTCACACTCAGAAATAATTTGAGTTATTTGGTCAATATAACCTGAGTCATCCATAACTCTATTTAATTTAGAGTAGTTAGATATTAAAAATAATCTTTCAAATATTTCATAAAAATATTTAACCTGCTCTTTATTTTCAAAAACAGAATTAGATATTGGGAATTCAATCGCATCAATAGTAACACGTTTAGGTTGTGTTAGCTCATTAAAATTTGCCGTAGTATCTTTTGGTGGTGATTGTCTCTCAGTATATCCTTGAATAAATTCTTCAACAAATTCAATTTCAGGCCAAACATCATATAAAAAACCTTTTGTATCATTTATATATTTTGGGTCTCCAGGATATTGTATCTCATATTTTTCTTGATTTTCATTACTAGATGTTTGAGCAATAAATTGTGGCCAAGGATAAATTGGAATTGTTTCGTTAGCACCCGACTCTTTATTATCGGCGGTAGCGTTAGATACAGATGTATTTAAAATAACATCTTTTCTTATTTTATTCAATCTTTGATTCCAAGCTTCTCTATGTACATCATCAAGTAATCTTAAAAAACCCTCACCTGATGCAAATATAACCGCCAAAACATTTCTAATTGTAGGAACAAATCCTAATCCATCAGGATTTGTTGTTAATAAAATCTCTAACGCTTTTGTTAATTCATTTTCAATTTGCTCTCTATACCCTTTAGAATTTTTATATAATTGATTTGTTATTGAAATAAAACTATTTTCCCCTTCAAATTGATAAAAATAAAGAGGACTTGTTGAATTACCGTTACTTCCATTAGCAATACCTTGTCCAAAAATTAATGTTTTTTGAAATTCGGCTTCTAATGTTTTTGTATCGGCAGTTGTAGGTTGATTAACACCTTTAAGTTGTCTGTAAGTCTCTTCAAAATCAATATCACCAGCAGTAAGTTCTCTTTTTAAATTTTCAATACTTATTTTACTTTCAGACTTTATACTTTTTTTATTACCATTAATAGTATATTCTCCTTTTTCCCCAATACTTTTGTTTTTATTTAATTTTGTATTGTACTCACTAATAATACTATTTAATTTTGATTCCGCATTTTGTTGATTTTGTAAACTTTTCTGTTTATTTCCTAATATTTCGGGTTTATATGTGTAAACTTTGGATTTACTTTTTTCTAATACGTAGAAATTTTTTGAATCCATATATTCATTAAACCATGATGTACCAGCATAATAATATACTCTACCTTGATATTCATTTAATGTTCCTTGGTAATCTCCAATATTGGTAATTGGGTCTAAATTTTGTTTTGTAAATTGGTCTAAAACATTCTTAATGAAGTTCTCAATTCTTTTTTGTAACTGAACTATTGTTATTTCAGGAAAATTGTCATCAATTAAACCTTTTGATTTATATTCACTATAAACTTCTTTGATTTTTTGATATCCAATTTCTACAATAGAATCTTTAACATTGGTTAACTGTGCCGGACCCCCACTTGTTGTTTGAATAGATACTCTTGATTTATACATATGTGGTGTAGCAGTAAGATACGCCATTGATAAATCAGCTAATGCTGTAAATTTATATGTATAGAATTTGAGTGATATTTTAAAATTACCACTATTAGCATCATATCTTGAAGTAAAATCTCTTAACATTAAAGGTAGTCTTACCGCTTTACCATAAAACCCTTTAAGGGTTAACTGAAATAATGGATAAGGTAAATTAAAAAATGCTGCGTATGGTGAACTATCACCCGCCTCAAAAAGAGCCCTTCCCTTAACATCTTCCATTTCAATTTCAATCGTTGGATTAAATGCGGTATTTACACTAACCCTTATTTGAGTAATTCCTAATAATCCGTTATCTGTTGTTCCAGGATTTCCTCCTGAATTTAAAGTCTCTCTAATATAATAATCATCAGATTTTTTATTATTAGGAATTTTTTCTTTTACTAATTGATTTACCCCCTTACCTTGAATTGTATCTTTTCCTGTTATTTCATCGGTATAGCTATTATCTAAAAATGTTTTACCACCTGGTTTTAAAAAGTTCATTGATGCAATAGAAATTGTCTGTATTGCATCAGTATTTGAAGCACCAACCGCTAATTTGGTTCTTGGTATAACTTTACATTCTAAATTGGCGTACATCACCAAATCCTCTTGTTTGACAAAACGTTCTTTAGCTTTTCCGTTTTCATCAATTACTTTATTTGGGTCAATTATTATTATGTTATTATAATCAAACTCAACTAATATGTTTTCTTCATTACCTACCATAATAGAAAAAATGGTTATTTAATTCGTTTTTATAGTCTTGTAAAGAAGCCACTAAAGGAAATGGAATTGTCAATATAGCACCATCAGGAATATTCCATTCCTCCCCTCCATAAATTGAGTTTGACGCCAAAATTAACCATCCAAAAGTAGGTGTTCCATAATATTGTTGTGATATTTTATCCATTCTTGATTGACCAACTTTATAAATGTAACGTTTGTCAGTCGTTTTAGATGGTAAGTTCACATAAGGAACAACAGTTTGTTCTCCGTTTATAAGAAATGTATTATATCTATTATATGTTTGTCTGTTAGCCATTGAACTGTTTGTTTACTGGATTAGTCACATATAGTGATAATAGTTTATCTCCATTTGTTTTATTATTATCATTTGATACTGTTGAATAATTCATTCTTCTAGGTTTACCTTTAACATACATTTCATCAATGTCTTCCAATCCTTCTGTTAAATCTAAGTATTGATTATTTTTCTTAAAGTCTTTAAATTTCTTTTCATAAAATTCTATTACTTTTCCGTAATCTTTTGCCATCTCATCACATATTTTATCTATTCTATTTTTTAAATTTTTAGGTTTTTTCTCACTTTCATAACCTTTAATTATTTCTTTTTTGAAAGTATCAAGTTTATTTTTATTATTGAAAATTCTTGACATTACTAAGAAAAATCTTTTGTCTTGCACATTTTTTATATTACTCGAAACTTTTGAGTCAATTAAATAGTCTCCACCATTATATGTTTGGTCAATAATTTTTTCAGCTTTTACCAAATCATTAAACTTATTGGTTGTTGGTACTATTTTAACAAAATCTGTTTGTAGTTGAATTAAACTATTACTTGAATTAGTATCAGTTATGGGAGTTCCCGATAAATTATAAACTCTAGGTTTATTACCCTCTAGTAAAAACCCGTCAACCGCACCATATACCAAGTTTAGTTTAGAAACAGTATTAATTAAATCTATTTGATTTTCAGTTAAATTCTGAATTATTGTACCAATATTATTTGAAAATGTTGATGACATACTCTTAATATATGTTTTCATATTGGCTTTAACACCATCAATAACTGTTGTTTGATTAAAACCATCCTCAAGTAAAAACTGAATTATTCTATTATTACTAGCGGTTATATCATCATCAATATTATTAAAAACTTTATTTATTTCATTTTGATATTGGTCAGGTTTACCATATATTACTAATTTTGCCGATGTTCCTGCCGACCAATCTGTTTTAATTCTACTTTGATTTACTAACTGAACTAACCCATAATTACCATTTTCAGTATTATTATTGATTATCTCAATTTGATTAACAGTATTAATATAATAATTTTTTGTTTTATCTAATAAACCATCCATTATTTTTTGGTAACTCATTTCACCAGTTTGACCACTTTCAACAGGTATGTTAGTAACTATTTCACCAATGGTAGTTCCTCCATCATTTGGTTGTTGATTTACAACATCTTTTTTAGTTGCCGAAACTTCTCCATTCAATAAAGAATCAACAATTTTCTTATCTAATGCTGATGTATCTTCAGTCCAAACCGCTCTTTCATCATAAATTTCAGTATTTGCATAATAATTAAATGATAAAGCGTTCTGTAGTTGTTCTACGGGTTTTGCCAATCCCATACCACCAATAATATCAAAGTTCATAGTAACATTAGCCACCATAGGTTGAATTCCAATACCTTCAGGATTCATATCTAATGTTAATGGGTCATAACTAAATGAAAAACTTTTAGGTATAATTTTAGTATGGTAAAAATCACCAACTCTTAATACTAATACAGGAGGAGCACCAAAAGATGTATTTACAGCATCATTTATTCTAGGTTTACCATCCACACCAATTATAGGTAATGTTTCACCAGGTCTAAGACATTGATTCAAAAATGTTAATCGTGCATTTAATCCTTCAGGTGTCATGGAGTGAAACGCAGGATTAAAATATTTAATTTTTTCTTTTATTGAGTCATAAATAAATGGATTTTCCTCTTTAATTACTTCAAAGTAATCACATTCAGATAGTAATTGTCTCAATATTTTTTTACTAATACCTTCTTTTAATTTTTGTTGTATTGTTATTGTTGGCTGTGGTTTAGGAGTATTAATAGTTTCACCCGTTATAGTCGTTTTTGGTGATGTTGTTTGTTCAGGTTCTTTAGGTTTTTCCAGTACTACAGGGTCTACTCTGATAATCATTTTAACTCTACGACAAGCCATTGCACTAATCGAATAAATTTGTGATTGCGATGTTACAGTATTGTTTTTATTTTTTATATCTTGAGTACAATTAACATCACTACCATAAGTACCTGATTCACAGTAAGGAATTACCGTTTTTTCACCAGTTCCTCCAAAATTAGTTATTGTTAATGTTTTATCAATGAATTTAGCTAAATTCACATCACCTTTACCTTTATATTCTTTTAAAAATTTTGTAACTGAACTAATTCTTCTGTCAGATAAACTTTTATTATAATTTACTTTAGCAGGTGCAGATGCTGAACCTTCTAATATTAATGTAACATTCGCTAATTTTTTATCTAAAATATTATATAAATCAGTTATAAAATTTTTATCGTTTAAAGCAATTTGTTTAAAGTTAGAAATAACAACGTTATTAAAAAAATCAGTGGTATTTCTATTAGTATTCCCCTGATTAAATTCAGAATCAGCATTTGATTGGTATTTACTAATATTTGTTGAGGTAGTATATGTGTTATATGTCTCTAAATAAGACACGTCACCTGTTTTTGGTATATCATTTTCAAAATAAAATGCTAATTCTGTATATTTTGATTCAAAATCTTTTACAGAAGGGTCAACCGTTACTGTACCACTATTGTTTTCATTAGTGTTCACCCCCTGTCCATTATTATTCGCAGTATTTTCTGCAGGTATTTCCTTTTGTACACCTCTTAATTGTTCAGGTGTTAATCTTGGGTCATTTAATATTTCCTGATAAGTATATAAATCTTTTACAGGTATAGTATTAAATTTCTTAGCTAATTCATAGATATCAAACTTAACACATCCAGCAAAGAAAGAGTCAATTATTGAATTTAATCTTTCTTTGTTTTTACCTTTTAATTGTTGTTCAACAATAACATTCATAACAGACGGGTGGTCAACAATTATTTTCCAAGATAAAGTTCCACTTCTTGACGTATCTTTATACGTATAAATCGGTTCAGGTCTTCCTAAAAATGATTGTGCATTCCAGTTCGCACTACTTGTATCTGTAAATTTTAAATCATAAGGTGGAAACCACATAACTCTACCACCATTAGGACCTTTCTCACAAATAGGTAATTCATCGTATGTATAACCCGGTCTACTTGACGTTCTCCAAGCCAAATTTTCAATTGAGAACATGTATTTTTTGGCATATCCTCCTTTACCCATTGGGTCACCAGCAACAATGTTTGTTGAACCAGGATTTCTTAATGGCGCTATATTGAGATTGTATGTATTATCCAACACAGAATTAGTAAATCTTCTTCCTGATGTTGTTATACCATCTCTTTTTTGTAAGTCCGCATAGGTATAATAAGGAGTATCTTTAGCAAATAAACGACAATATTCAATACCTTTTTCACCACCAGTTGTATTATCAATATATGATACAACCTGTGAACCTTTTGTAAGTTCTTTGTATCCGTCATTAAAGACTTTACTCACCTGATTAATAGCATTACCGACATGTTTTAATCTACTAATACCTTGTACATTATCGGCAGAGTCAACCAATCTTTGCGTTTGGTCTAATATTGAAGTTTGTTTAAATGTTAAATTTGTCGACTCATCTCTTTCATAATTTGAACTTATTTGATTAAATTCATCATCTTTACTTCCCGTTCCACCTCCTGGTGTTGCTTTAAAACCAGCATTAGATTTATATTTAGGTGATACCCATACAAAACCGCCATCTAAAGAACCGCCATCTGTTGTAGATTTTCCCGCTAAACCAAAATTTAATTGACCAATATTTCCTTCGTAAAGTTGACCAAGTTCAGATGGTCCATAAACAGGTGAAGGATTTTGTCTACCAAATGGGTCAACAGGAATTTGATTTGGTGGTGATGTTATCGTTGAAGGTTCAGCATTTCTACTTCCCACATAATATCCACCAATTAAAGTACCGTTTTGTGGGTTTATTAAACTAACAGCTAAGTTAACTAAACCTTGGGCAACACCTAATAATCCACCAAAATTTTTATTATATGATGGTTGATATCTGTTATAATCAATATTTTTAAATAAGAATGACCTTTGAGCATTACCTGTATTTGCTAAAAATATTTCCGATGGATTTCTCGTAAAATTCAATATAGGACCTAAAAATCCACCTGTTAATTGATTAACAACATTTAATGCGTTTGACACTTGTTGTGACTGAGCGTTTGGTACATTTTCATTGAAATAATCACCAGGTATAAAAGAAACAGGCCAATAAGCACTAGCCAATCTTGTCGCGAAATCAAAAGCATTTAATAATGGAAATTCAGGAACTGTAATCCTATAATCTCTGTATATTAAAGGTTCTCTTCCCGTTGCAATTAATGACGCTTCAAATGGGTCTGAAAGACTTTCTAAATTAACTAATCCTACCGTATTTTGATATATCTCAGCATCTACTCTAGCTTTAAATAAATCTTTTAAATTTTGTGCCGAAATTTTAGCCAAATATGAATCTTGAGATAATAATCCGTCAGAACCTGTTGGGTCATTCGACAACAAAATAGTATAAGGACTGTATGAAGATGGTATAAACGTTGGTGGGTCCCAATAAGGAGCATAAATCCTATTATTATTTTGGATACTTGTTATAGTAACCATATTTTGGAATCCACCATTAGGACCATAAACGTTTTCTATATACGCAGCATCAATGAAAAATTCATTAACTAAATCTAACTTAGTGTCATTTGGGTCATATTCACCACTATTAGATGATACAGGTAATGGGGGGTTATTATATGTAATTTGTATATTATAACCTCCATCAGGACCATATTGATTTAATGGATATAATTGTTGAGCAAACGGGTCTTGTGAAATAAATTCATCGGGTGAATTTATAACATTAGATACTGTTAAATTAGTTTCATAATTTACTGAATTAGGTGGTGAACTGTAAACCCCCGTAACAGTATACGGAGGTAAATTTCTAGCTAATAAAGTATCCCTAAAAGTAGCACTATTCGCAAATGATAAAACACTATCTGGCATTTACTCTTTTTACAATAAATAGGTCGTTATTGGATTTTTTTAAACACTTAATAATGGATTTGCCGAATAAGGATTTAATTGTGGATTAACATTACCTTTCATTCCATTATTAATAGCATCAGTAATTGAAGTTATAATTTGTTGTTGCACTCCACCATTTCTCATAGCTTCTATAATATCATTAGATGACACATTTGAGTTATTTGAATTTAAACTAATATTTAAATTAACATCAACACTACCCATTATTTTTTGTTCTGTCGGTAATCCACCACCTAAATTAGTACCAATCGCTAATCCATTAACTTCTCTTACTGTATCTTCAGGTAATGTATTAATAATAATAGCGTCTTTTACATTTTTTTCCATCATAGGTCCTGTTGTTTGAGAACCCTTAAATTCATTATTTAGTGTTTGTTTAAAGTAATTAATTAAAATTCCAAACATATCACTAGATTTTGCGGCTTCCGCAATATTTTTATCTATTGATTTGAATATTTCTATACCGGCATTATCACCAAAATTTACTAGTCCTTTTTCTACTTTTCCAATCGCATCGATAAATGATTCTAAACTACCTTTACCTGACATTAATTCAGTTAATGACTTAGTTATTTCACTAAGTGATTTATCAGTTATTTCTCTAACAGATTTTGGTGTGACAGATTCAGGTGTTAATATATCCGAACCAGTTCTAACAAGTCCTTTACCGGCCTCAACTAAAGTTCCTGCAGGTTTTGAGGTTGCTAACCCATATTTAAGCGGTGCAAAAACATCTTTTATCGCGGCAAGTATACTTTCAGATACATTTAACTGTTGTAACGTTAAATCTTCTAATGTTTTTGGTTCGCCAGCTTTCTTTAAGTATTCAACATCTTCATCACGTAATTCACTTACCGCCTTCTTCACCATTTCTCCTTTATCTTTATCAAATACTTGTACTTCATATACCCCACGTTCACCCATTTCGGCCATATTAGCAATCATTTTTTGTTGGTCTTCTGTTATTTTTAAACCACTAAAATCAATCTCTCTCATTTTTTTATCTAAGTCAGAACTACCTATAGCCATTTTAGTTAATTCATTGTAACTAATACCCATCTCTTTACTAATTTCCATTAATTGTCTTTTAGCTTGCGGCATGATTTCAAATTGACCTTTTTCGTTAAGTTGTACGAATTGTTGTGTCATTTTAACAATTTGATTTTGTAGTTCTGCGGGGTCATTCTGTGCCAAATCCATTAATCGTAAAGGGTCTAATAAATCTGTTTGTGCAACACCCAATCTTTGTAAAGACGCCGCCATTTCAATTGCTTTTTCTGGTTGTAATAAATCTTCAGCAACTTTCAATGTACTTTCCATATTAACTCTTAATCCAACAGCTTGTGATGCCATTTTTGCCAAACCTTCAACACCCCCTTGGAATGTGAATTTGTTCATTTGGTCCATGTTTTTTAAAACCTCCCCACTAACAGCTTGAGCATTAACACCTTGACTTCTCGCAACATTAACAACTTCTTTCATACCTTCAACCGCTTGGAATGATGATGTTCCAACGTTTCTAAACGCCTCTACAATTTCTTTACCGCTCTTACCTGTAACTTCTGATGCCGCATATAATTTTGAGTATAAATCAGAACTAAGGATAACATTTCTACCTAAAACACCAGCAACTTCAGTCTGCATTTTAGAAATATCACTAAAGCTACCACCAAGTCTAGCAACTTGTTGTGTTGCATCAGTTAATCCAACTTTCATTGATTGGATTAATTCATCACCAAGACCGAACTTTTTAGAAAGGTCTCTTGCAGCGTTATCTACTTCTAAAACAACATCAAGTAACCCTTTTGTACTTGATGTTATTTCAGTTTTTATTAAATCTCCAATTGATTTCCAACTTTTAACACTTTCCTTACCAGCATTTTCAAGTGCATCATCTGCCATATTTATATTATTTTATAATAAATATCAATTTTATGTTTTTGGTGTATTTTCCTCTATGATTTTATCAATCATATATTTTCTCCAATAAACAGGCAGGATTAAGAAGTCGGAATATGAAACTCCATTAAACTTTGACAGAATACGATATTCGTCAATTAAAACTTGGTTATATTTAGAAGAAAGGCCGAAAAAAGTCCACCCCAAAGGTAATCTCAAACGTTACCTTTTCTCCAGACGGGGCTATAATATTTCTTGTTAAGTCTAAAGAAGGAACGTTATCTTTTAAAAACTTTCTGATATGTTTTGAATCCATAATTGGTAACGAATCAATAAATTGACTTATCACACCTCTATCAGAGTCTCCATTCACTTCTTGTATTTGTTTATTTAATCTCCAAGTAACTGTCGGTGCAGTTCTACCAACAGGATATTGTTCTTCAAGTCTTCCGATTTCCATAACTTCACCAAAACTAAGTGGTCTAATTTTAACTTGAGCACCTGAACGAGGTAATGTTGTCGTAAATAAACCATTTTCATCAGGTTTAACTGTACCTTGTTTAATATTTAATTCATCCAAAAGTATTTCACTATCAAATGGTTTACCTGTTGAAGGGTCTGTAATTGAAAATTTATATTCAGGACCGAAAGAAGTATTTCTTAAAAATATTAGGATAGCTTCAATGTCACCATCTAATAATTCGTCAGGTCGTAAATCATGTTCATATATTTTATTTCTTAATAAATTTAACACGATACCATCTTTAGATGGATTTCTACTCGCACTAATTAACAAATTTTCATCATTTGCAGTAAGATAACCTACTTTAACAGATTTTTTCTTTGATTTATAAAATACCCCTTGTGTTGGTAATGATACCACATCGTGTGGTAAATTGAAATCAGCCGTTCCGGCATCGAATAAACTTTTATCCATAATACTCTTTTATTTTAAATTTTAATTCATAATGACGATAAATCAATACTATTTGTATTTTTAGATGAATCTTTTGAGATTTCTTCATTCGGTAAGATTAGTTCTGATTTTACTTTTCTTTTGTGTCTGTTTTTAAATTCTTCCTCTGTTTGAAAAATTTTACCACATGTAAAACAAGTAAAACCACTAATGTTGTTATCATCGGCAGTCATTATATATAAGTATTAACATTACTAAAAATAAAAAAAGTTCCATAAATAGTATATGGAACTTTTGAAAAATATGTGAAAAAATCAATAAACCAATATACAACGGTCTGGACGCAAAACAGCAGTAATACTTGCAATAGCATCACTATTATAAGCAACAGTATCAAAGTTAACGTCTTGTAACCAAGTACCTTCTAAAATCCATTTCTCAACTACAACTCCTGTTGGGTCTAACATTTCTAAGTCAACGTTTTTCTTGTATCCTGCTGCGTAACCCATACGACCTGTAACTGATTCTGCACATAAACGTACCCACTCCATCAATGCTTGAGAAGCTGAAGGTCCGATAGGGTCACGAAATTTACAGTTTATAGTTCCCCAAGTGAATCTTCCTGCCACATATGTAGATGTGTTAAGGAATTGAATTTCAGTTGAGTTAATTGTTATATGTGGTCTTGAAGCAGATTCTACGAACCATTCATTTATTCCTAAAGTGGATGGAAATCTTAAAATGAACCTGTTCTGTCTTTTGGGTTCATAAGGAATCGGCATTTTCATTAGTAAATCAGCCATTGTAATATTATTTTAAATTTTTATTTTTGTTTGTTTATTTCTCTATAAATATATCGAGATTAATAATTATCTCTTTACTTTGATTTTTTTAAAATTATTCTTTACTAGAATCCAGTTAATATTTCTTTTTAATACCTCCATGTGTTGAATATGTTTTTAACATTGGTTCATTTTTAAAATGTTTTTTCATTTTTTCTAGGTTTTTTAAATCATCATCTGAAAAACCTATCTGGGGTACAAACTTATTAGATACTTTATTCTTTAAATAAGCTTTCTTTTGTAACTCGGAAGATTTTTCTTTAACATATTGAATAAATTCTTTCATTGCTTGAACTTTAAGTTCTTCGGGTTTTGCTGCGGAACCTTGTCCAAAAGTTACTGGATAAAATTTACACAATTCCAAATATTCTCTAATCATATCTTTTTTTGATAATGTTTCACTATCAGTTAAATTTCTGTACTTTTCTAAACTTTTTATTAATTGATTAGAATTAATACCATTTTTGTTGGATATAATTAAATTATAAACAGATTCTTTTAATACCTCAGGATTATGTCCCCTTGCGGTTATAATAGAAAATATTGAACCTCCATTTATTGCCTCAACAAAATCACCCCAAGCCGCTGAGGGTTTTGCTATTAATGAATCGATAATAAATTGTTTATTTCCTTTAACCCCAAAATATTTATAAGGTTCATCAGAATATCCAATTATTTTATGTCCTTCATAATCAAAAGGTTCTATACCTATAGTATGTCTATATTTTGCATAATCTTCAGTTGACATACCCACTTCATCCCCATCCTTATCCTTTAAGATTATTTTTGTGGGCATTTGAAGGATATTATCATCCCAATCAAAAGCATAGTACTTTAAATCCGGGGTTTCATCTTCCCCAATACCTTCTTTTATAATAAAGTCTTTATTCATATTATATTATAAATATTAGACAAATAAAAAAACCCCCATTTTTGGTGGGGGTTTTTAATTTTAAGTTTGATATTAGATGTTCTCAAAAGAAGCACCTGTTGGTGTGATATAGAATGTTATATCGATAAATTCTAAACTTCTTGTTGGTTTAATATATATCTTACCAGTCATTTGGTTTCTATCTAAATCGGCAGCATCTGAAGAAACTGTTACACGGAAGTCGTATAAACCTCTATCTCTTCTAATCGCATCTAAGATAGGATTAACAGCATCTAAGAATTGTTGTCTAACGATTGCGTCATTTTGTTCGAATAACAATCTAACAGAAACCGCGGAAATCAATTTACGTGCTTGTAACAACAATCTTCTTACATTAATTCTATCAAGAGCTGACTCTCTAACTTGTAAAGTTTTGTTACCCCAAATTACAGTTCCAACATCTGAGAAAGTTGCAATTGGATTGAGTCTTCCTTTGTAAAGGATATCTCTATCTTCTTGAGTTAACTTCTTACGTGCTTTGATTGCATTTACGATACCACGAGTGTAACCTGCCGCTGCGAACCAAGGGAATGCAATATTATCGGTTAAGGCTAAGTTTCTTGTAACTTCCGCTGTTGGTGGTAAGTAGATTTGTGTATTATTAACAGAATCTCTTGTTAATACCCAAGGGTAGTAAGTTGCAGTATAGTTAGAATCAATTCCTGTTTGGTCAAGATTATCAACCGCTTCTTGTGGATAAATAAAGTCTAACATATCACTTGCAGAAGGAACAAACATATTGTAGTCAGGTGTTGTACAGATATAAATTGAATCCGCTCTGTCATTTTCAATAACATCGATACCAAACTCAACAATATCTGAATGATTTACATAGTCTACACCTGGAGTTACAAACACGTTAATGTTAACCGCTTCAGGGTTTGCAAATGTTCTAATACCTAATTTGTAAGCGTAATAGTCAGTATTTGCCCAATCTGAAGTATTATCACCTACAGATATTTGTTTGAATGCTCCCCATCCTGTCGCTGTTGGGTATTTAAGAGACGCACAAGCTCCTCTCAAATAACCTGTTTTACCTAATCCAAATCTATCTTGGTTAGTTCTGTATTCTCTATAGATATCCCATCCGTCAAAACCTCCGTTTACAAGTAATGAGAATTTACGTGCGAATAATCTATAATATGGATTATCAGGACTATCAGGGTCACTTGTAAATGGTGCAGAACCAACATAGAACGCTGGTGTCCCACTTGTAGCAAACGCATTTGGAATGGTGATTACACTTGCGTTGATGTCCATATGGAATCCTTTAGTTCTGTAAGCCCAATCATCACCAGTAGTATCTGTACAGATATTCAACGGTAATTGTTTTCCTTTATAATAGTAAAAATCTTGGTCAATACCTATTGTGTCAGAAATACCTAAATAAGTTCTACGTACATTATCACCCGCACTTCTTGTTGCATCATCAGTACCTGTTGATGTACCAAAAGGTGGGTTATATACAACTTCACCAGGGAAATCGTATTTAGTTTTATATATTGGGAATGGTGGTCTAGCACCTGCGTATTCTCTAAATGTATATCCTAAGAAACCACAAGGAAGAGCATCTATTGGAGCATCTTCATTCATTTCTACCATAATATATTTAGATTGAAGTTCATATTCACCATTACTTGTACCTATTTTTTTACCGATAAAGTTATTATCGTTAGGGTTCATGTTACAATTAGTGAACTTTTCAATTACAGTTGGTGCCGAATCAGTATCGAAGAAATCTCTAACTAACAAGTCAAAAGTACCATTATCAAAAGAAATGTTGATAATTGAAATTTTAACTTCTGTGTTAGCAGCATCACCATCAGCGATTGTCATGAACTTGAATAGATTATAAACTTTATTACCCCTCAATTCAGAAACAACCCAAGGTGAAGAAGGTGTTTGATATTGCTCAAGATAGAATGCAATTGATGTTGGGTCAAGACCTTGTCTTGCATCAGGTAAAGCAATCAATTCACAACTTAAACCTCTAATATAACCTTTTCTGTATCCATAAGTTAAAAGAGTTTGATAAACTTCCTCAATAAACAAAGGAACCGACTTTCTTGGTTTTGCAAAATTAGATTGACCAAATACTTTGGTTACATAATTAACATCACTATTTAAGAACGAAGTTTCAAAGAAGAAAGTATCCCCATCAATATTTGTAATATTTAATCCGAATGTTGAAAAAGGATTTTTTGTACAAGCTGAATATTGTCCGGTACAAACCATTTGAACATCGTCACCTATGAAACTACCATAAATATTAGTTGAACCTGAAACTTCATATACCGCACCATTATCATTAGAATAGTTGGCAACACCTCTTGAACGTAAAGTCGCAATAACTAAATCATCAAAATCTGTATATGCTGTACCCGAATAAACGTATAATACACCTGTCAATTTACCCGTAAAACATTGTGTTGGTTTTGCTGTAGTTGTAGTTGTTGTAGTACCAGGTGTTGGTGTAACACAAGGATTTGTAGTTGTAGTTGTTGTACTACTTGTTGTAGTTGTCGTTAATGGTGTGATATTAACTAAATCAGTTACAACAGTCCAAAATGAAGAACCTGTATAAACCGCACTTCCAACGTTGTCAAACAACGCATAATACCAAGGGTCATTTTGAGGTGCAGTATAATCTGCTAAATCAGAACTTACATTATTAACTTCAAAAACATTTGTTTCAGATGTGTAACCTGATAACATATCATATTCACTTGTTGGTATTGTACCATAATAATAAACTGAATCGGTTTCTGCTGTATATGGGTTAACATTGTTGATAACATCAAAAATTTGTTGTTTCATGTTATTGTCCAAAGACGAAATACTTCCATCGAATAGTTCATATGGTAGATTTTGTTTTGCCGCAATAATCGCTATTGATGATGTGTCTAAAGTAATCGTACTAATATCGTTAGTACAAGCTGTGAAAGGAATTTCTACAAGAAAGTCCTCATAATTAACACACTCAGATACACAATTAACAGTTATTGCACTTAAACATTTAAAACCAACAGTTGTTTGGTCAACGTTTGCTTTTATAACTATAGACCAAGAAGGACCGGCATCATATCCTGATAAACCTAATACTCTTGTTACAAACAATTGATTAGATTGTTGTAAATAAGACTTAGCTATATAAGCCGCCTCATATTTTGGGATTTGTGTATTTATAAACTTTTCAGGGGATGTACCACCGAAATAAGTTGTAAATTCATCATAGTTTCTGATGAAAATTGGTTCAAAAGCTGGACCTTTTAAAGTTTCACCAACCATACCTAAAGTAGTTACACCCACGCTTTGTGCGACAAATGATAAATCTACCTCAGATGTATAGACACCCGGTGAAACGAAAACTTTACTGTTTGAAGAAGTTGCCATTATTTTTTTCTTTTTTTTTTTAATTTATTTCTTATGTATAAATATTGCAGAAAAAAACAAAATACTTTACTTTCTAATGAATATTTATAATATGGGCAGAAAATATTCTACCTTTTTTCTACTATGAGCCAAGAAGTTAAAAAAATAAAGAATTTAAAGATATCTGTGGAAGTTCACGATATACTCAAGAAATATTGCGATAAGAAAGGTGTGAAAATGTATAGGTTTTTAGAAAAACTTATTGTTGAAAAATGTAAAGAAAAAAAAGATATCTATGGTGAAGATTAAACAATGTTGTTTAATAATTCTATAGAACCATCTTTATTATTATCTTCTTTAACAACAACAATTTTTAACACATCATTAGTGTTAATTTGTATTTCATTTAAATCGGTTCCATAGAATTGGTTGTTAATATAAACATCAAAAGAGTCTATATTGGATGTTTCACCTAAAATTATATTTGAAGTAAAGTCAAAAATCTGATTAATCGTGTCATTACCTTCAATAAATAAAATTTGTTCTTTATATGTGGAACTTTCAACATCAATTCTTTGTCTTTTTCTTTTGGTTTGAGTATCAACTTCTAAAACTTGTAAAACTCTATTTACTGCTGGACTAACCTCAAATTCATCCTCATCCATTAAAAACCCCAACATTGTGAATTCATACGATTGTATATAATATTTTCTTTTCTCAAGTTCTAAGACCGATTCATCCGTAATGTTGTTCATAACGATAGGAATATAATGTCCCTTAATAACTTGATATGCTTGTCTTGAAGCAAAAGTTTCTAAAACATTTTTATTAAATTGATTTAACTCTCTCATTCTATTACATATAATTTTTACGGTATACGTAATATCTACTGGTACTGGTTGTGGTATTTTATAAACATCAGTACCTTGTCGATTACCATCCCAAGTAGGAACTTGTGCATAAAAAAATAATTTTCTATTTG